GTGAAATGTCCAGAATGCGGGGGGAGATATCCTTCAATTGGACTCAGGATGGCAAACTTGTGAAAACGACTGTAAATTAAGTCCAATACAGATAATAGAAATAGCTGAAAAGCAAGAGGGCAAAACCGTTGAAAAACAGCAACTTGCGAATGACACAGAAGAGGAAATCCTGTCCATACCTTTTATCTGCCCGAACGGAGGTTATACCGTAACATTACAGTTAAAAGGAGAAGGTGAGTTTACCGGAAGGATATTATGTCACTGTGGACGGGTAATGTTGCCGAAAGACGTGTATGAGAGGCGGAAGGAAAATATGCTTTAATTTTCCTTCTTTTCATTTTTTAAGCAAAAAACCCTATTCATAGGCACATCATGAATGGTAAAAAAGGATAAAAATCAGGTTGAGGTGAAAACATGACATTTACTATACGAATAGATGTATGCAGGGTAGAGGAGTTCCAGAATACCCAGATAAAGCACAAATACATAGATTTAACAATAGCGGATCTCTTGGAAATAACCGAAGAAACACTTGGAGAAACCGTAATGGACATGATTAAAGTGCTGGTGGGAGCAGATTGAGTAACAGAATGATTAAAGGATGGAAACTCTACCAATCCGGCAAAGTTAGCTTATTACACGCAGATGATGAGCTTATCCAATTCATGGTTGAAGGGGAAGGCAACGATTACACCGTGGATTGGGATTTGAAGGAGGGAGTAGTACGCTGTGGACTATGCCCGGACTATGAATACCGTCATGGATATGCGAATGATGAAATGGGATTAAACGGCAGTTTTATCTGCAAGCACATCTGGGGTACCTTCTGGTTGATGGCAGAGATCCGGGGAGTTAACCAGCAATCTAAGATTGAAATAGCAGAACAAGAAACAGCGGTTAACTTCCCATTAGAATCGTTATTCGCACCTATAAATTACCCTCAAGGAGTCGTGTAACTATGGAAACCGTGAAATTCAATAAAGACTACCATAAATTGAATAATCGGCATTTCACTACAATAAGATGGACAACAAGTCTTCTTGAGGGGGAAAAGGTGATTATCAAATCACCTTTTAAAAAGTTCACGGCGAAAGTTACGGGGATTGGTAAAATGCAACTCTATAAAGTAGCCGATAGTACGTTAACGTATGATACGGATACTTTAACCAGAGATGGAGCATTAGAGGAGTTAAAAAAATATTATCCCCGGATAACTTGGCAGACAGAGGTGTACGTGATAAGCTTTATGCGACTTGAGGGGGAGTAAGATATGGGAAGAAGACGAACCAAATACGAACCAGGGAAAATAATCCGGACACGTCCAGCTTTACTAAAAGCAGTAGATTACTACTTATCAGAGGAAGGTCCGCAACGAACACGGGAATTATACAAGAAGGTTGAGGGAGATATCCAGATTAAAGGGATGAATATTAAAAGCTTCGCGAATATCATAGGTAAAAGCGGATTATTCCCTATACTGGATAAAAACCATTTTGAGGGGTATCTGTGGTCAGTTCCGTAAAGAGATGTAGTAACTGTAATCGGTTGCTTCCATTGTCTGATTTTCCTAAAAGCATGGCAACCGGTAGATATGGACATGAATGTACGGAATGTGTGGTCAGTTCCGTAAAGAGATGTAGTAACTGTAATCGGTTGCTTCCATTGTCTGATTTTCCTAAAAGCATGGCAACCGGTAGATATGGACATGAATGTACGGAATGTGTAGAAATAAGATACCAGGGACGTAAAGCTCCGGAAATAGTAGGGAAGGGTAAACCTCTTCCCGGATTTAATTTTTGTAATGAAATAACCTCAGAAAAGGAGTTGATATACGTGAAAGAGGAAAGTAAACGTGCCCAGCACGAAAAAAATATTTTTGAACTGTTAGAGGAAAACCAGCAAGGATTAACTGCCAAAGAGGTAGCTAAGAAAATGGACTTGACCCGTGATAATTCGTATGGAATATTGGAGGGAATGGTGCGAGCTGGTAGATTGGATAAATTTCAGGAGAAAAGAGGACCTTCAAGACCACAGAACATTTATATCATCCCAGAAACGAAGGAAACCCCGTTATCCTTAATTAATGATAAATTTAATGAAATGATGCGAAAGCAAGAGAAAACAATAGGAAAAGGCACAGCATCAATTGATATTGATAAACTGATTGAAATAAGGGATAAAACTTTTTTAGACGATTTACAGGAAGGATTAATTGGATTGGCAGTTGAAACGGGAGGCTGTGAGGGCATTGGTGTCCTCAAGGCACTGAAGCTCACGAATGCCGTTGTGGAGAAATGGCAGAACCACGGGATAAAATGAATGCCAAGTTCATGCCGGCACTGTTTGAACTACTACGACCTATGGAGGTCGTAGATTCCTAATCCACTAACTTATTGTTAGTTTTTCCAAAGGCAAGCCCCGTAGTCCCTACGGTTAGAATATTCTGGGCAGCATTTATGTCCCTATCATGTTCTTTATTACATTCGGGACATATCCACTTGCGAATATTCAATTCTAAAACCTCTGTAATGTATCCACAGTTACTGCAAGTTTTAGAAGTGTATTTCTCATCAACAACCTCGAAATGCTTATCATACCAATCAGATTTATACTCCAATTGTCGTTTGAACTCAAACCAATGCTGGTCTGCTGTTGTTCTTGCTAAATACTTATTCCTTAATCCCAACCGACTATTAACATTTCCAACATAGATTTCATCAAATTCACGCACTATTTTGGTTGTTGTTTTATGTAGAAAATCATTTATTATATCCTTTTTCCTTTGATATAACTGGTTAAGCTTGGTTTTCGCTTTTATCCAATTACACCCATTTTTAATCTTTTTACTTAATATTTGATTTTGTCTTCTTATCTTCCTATCGACCTCTTTTAGATGTATTTTGCCAGTTTTAAAACCATTACTAAATGTTGCCAAATCTTTTAACCCTAAATCAATACCTACCCTCTGATTAGTTTTTTCTAACTGTTTTACAGGGCTATTTTTTACATTAATACTTACAAAATATTGATTAGAGTTATTCCTGCTGATAGTTGCAGTTAATATATCTCCTTTTACTTTGCGACTGTATTTCATTTGGATTAATGATTTAATTTTAGGCAGCTTTAGTTTACCGTCGATGATTTTAACATTTAAAGTTCTGAATGATTGCACTGGATTTTTGCGTGATTTGAATTTCACCCAACCATTACCCGCTTTACCTACCATTTTATAAGCATTTATGAGGTTATCATACGCTTTTTGGAGGGTTGTACTGTTAGCTTCCTTTAAAAATGGATATTGTTCTTTTAAATCATTTAATATAACATTGAATAATTTTCTGTTTGCATATACTGGTTTTAAACCAAGTTCTGTTGCTTGTTTCTTATATAGTTCATATCTTGCTTTAACATGGTTGAAAACAAAGCGTGCACTACCCATATTGAACTCCAATATATCCTGTTGTTCTTTATTTGGATATATTCTATATTTGTAGGATTTGTTTACTGTTTTCATCGTTTTTGTTGCCTTTCAATATATTTTCTTATTGTGTCTATGTTTGCTCCACCAGTTGTAGAGATGAAATATCCTATTTTCCAAAATGCTTCTTTCCAGAGTTTCTTTTTGATTTCAGGATACTCTTTTTTAATTAATCGGCTACTTGCTGATTTGTATGAATTGATGAATTTAAGCAGTTCGGTATCTGGTTTAGCTTTAAAAAGGAAATGTACATGGTCTAATCCATAGTTGCTTTCTTGTAATTCAATATTATACGTTCTTCCAATTCTTTCAAAGATTTCTTCTAATTTGGAGTATATTTGTTGGTTTATAACCTTTCTACGATATTTTGTGACAAGAACTAAATGGTATGTTAATGTATATACTGAATGTTGGTTTTTATCTAAAGACTGATTCATTAGTTGTTATATTTGTTTTTATATTATTTAACCTTTTTGTTTTAACCATTATACTGAAATTCATCTATGACTTAAAGAAGTCATAGTATTCTTTCAGGTTTTGGATAAACGACAATTTTTATATTAAAAGCACCATAATTGCTTCTATGGAGGCGGGGAATTATTGCCAATAAACGAATCTGTAATTGGTATGGGTGTAATGAGGTAATAATCGGCAGGGGTAACATAAAATACTGCCAGAGGCACAGGGCAGATGCCCGAAAAGAGCGATCAAGGCAAACAAGCAAAAGACACTACGATAAAAACAAGAAAAGGATAAATATTAAAGAAATTGGTACAACAAGCAAAAGATACCATCCTAAACTTGATTCTGGACCGTCTTACCTCGGCGTAACAATACCCTTTTATGCGGAGTTTGAATCCATCCAGAAACTTAAAAACCAGCTTAATTTTAAAAGTGTCAGAGGATATAGTAAGGAAGGCAAGGATAAATTGCCTTATCAATATATAACCCTTGATGATTTTCATAAATTCAATGTAACTTATACTATGAGGGCATATCGTAAATGTCCTTTCTGCAAAGATGATGATAACAGGGCAACTATGCCCCGAATGTTTATAAAAGACCTGAAACGTGCCGAAATTATATGCCAAAAATGCGGCACGGTTTTGAATGCTCCTAATATCCCGGATGATGGCAAAGGAGGCAACATGGCATTTACAAACCGGGATATAGCAATAAGTCAATACAAAAATCCCGCTAAAAAGCCGATTGACATGAAGAACGTGCAGTCGGTAGCGTGGAGCAATTTTTTTACTGAAACTAAGAAAAAATTTAAGTAACTTATAATCATTTTTACACCTATATTACAGTTTTAACCGATAGTTCAATGTTCCCCCAATCCATAAATTACGTTTACCGGCTGACCGTCCACTCAAAGGGAGAGTCTATGTATAAACTGATAAAAAAAGTCTTATAATGGAAAATTCCTCCCCCAAACTGGTTTTAAGCCATTATGACCAACTCCTACTGCTGGTTCAATCCAAACCATGTTTTCACCGCACCATGTAGTAAAAGGACGGTCTTCCGGTAATACGTATTCAAAAGCATTATTTACTTAAAAAAGATGCGGAGGGTAATATAAATGGATAAAAGGACATTAGACATAATAACTACGGCAATGTTAGCAGCCATACCTCTTATTGTGTATTTCTGGGCTGCTATTGAGCAGATTTTACCACCAGAGTATTTAGTGGCAAGCAATATAATTTTAGCAGCAATAAGCCAATACACGAGTAATAAACGAGTAGTAGAAGCTGTTGAAACCGTTAAAAAGTGGATATATTTCGATTATCTCACTACCATACTTTTGACCGTCGCACCGTGGATACTCTATTTCCAGCCTCAAATCATGGGAGCTGTGCCAGTTGAGTATGTTGGGATAGTAAGTTTCCTTTTAGCAGTTTTAAGCCAGTGGGCAGCAGATAAACGTGAAAATAAAAGCGTACCAGTAGAAGAAGTTATCGCAGATGCGGATACTGCTTAATTAACAGCTCTATCCGTTTATTTCATTTTTTTACCAATAGGTGGCATATAAATGAAAATCAAAGATAACAATACCATGACTGATGCTGCTATACTTGATGACTGCGATTCAAACCCAGATTGTAAGCAACGGGATACCATACAACGTATTTTCGGATTGTGGAAAGAAACGAATAAACAGCAAATAAACTTCCAACGGGAGTTAGTTAAACGTGATGAAACTATTAAAAGAGCTTTCGATGACGTTCAGGATAAGATAAAGTGGTTGATAAGCGAATTGGAGAAAAGGGAGTATATTAACAATTATAATAAACGTGAAAAAGAAATCCTTGAGAACCGTATAGACGGGCAACAGGAAATAGATGTTGACCTTTACAGCCAAGTTGCGGAGTTAAGGGCAGAACAAGCTAAAATGCAGAAGGATATTGCGGTTATAAAAACTTCTGTAACCTTAGATGATAAAAATAAAGACCGTAAATGGAGTTTCGAGGAAAAGGTCATTATAGCAGTTATCGGTGGAATTGTGGCACCTTTACTACTGTTAGCAATAATTTTCATGGTTAAGTTAATTATATGGGGATAAATCAATGGCAGACAGAGATTGCCAAGTTACCCATGAAGACCATAAATAAGGATTAAAATACATTAAAAAGCGTAGAAAAATGTTTTATGAAATGCTTTCAGAATGCTTGGATGAAAAGGAGTAATAACTTTTGAAATGTTGACCCGTGTATTCGGAGCATGGAGAATGCGTAACTCCTGAAAAAGTAATACTTTTATATGGAAAAAAAGAAGAAAGTGGGAGCCGATAGTGTAACCACGGAGTTCTTTTGCCTTGAAGGCAGAGCGAATGAAACTTTAAAGACCCGGTACACCGAATTATCAAAATATGTCGGTTATAATATATGGGACTACTATAAACGCAACAGTTCCACGCAAGGGTATTATAGGTTAAACTACGCATTAAAGAAACCAATAATCAAAAGAATGAAACAAATCAGCCATGCCCTCGGGTTAAGATTCTACGTATCTGACGCACACCATAAAGAACGAAGCGACTACTGCTGCTGTTGCGGAGTTCCACCAGAATGGACAATAGCCAGAGGACAATACGCAGAAGCATTACAAATAGCAAAGAATAATGAACACGGCGTAGTAACATGGCAAGATTTCAAAACCGAATGTGAAAAGATATTAGGCAACGTAGTATTCTATAAAGCAGCCGGATTCAACACAGGCAGCAACCGAGTAAGAGCAAACAGATTAAAGCAAACATTAGCAGAATACCTACATGAAATATGGAATACACCAGACAACGCGAAATCACCATACAAGTACTTTGAAGGAATACTCTACCCAATCGCAGTAGACAAAAAGGGAGATGTAATATACAAGTATAGAGGGGAGGAATAAATGAATAACAGAAATACAAATAACGGAGGACGACCTACCAAACTAACACCCGACCTCCAAAACAAGATAATAGAAGGAATAAAAGCCGGAAACTTCCCCGCAACCGCAGCAGCCATAGAAGGCATCGCCGAAAGCACATTCTACCGCTGGATGAAGTGGGGAAGAGAACGCAAATCTGGTCTGTTTCGGGAGTTTTGGGAGGCAGTAAAAAACGCTGAACGGTTCGCTGAAGCTTACCATGTTCAGAATGTCCGGAAGGCAGCGGATGGTGATCTTGAGCATGGAGTCCGCCCTCAGTGGCAGGCTTCGGCATGGTGGTTGGAGAGGAAGTTCCCGAAAAGATGGGGCAAGATTGACAGGATTGACCATAAAGTACGTGGTAAAATCCAGCAAGAACATAAAATAAATATTGATGATGCGTTGAAAAGGTTAAAACGGATCGAAAATGACACTTCCACAGACGATTTACAGAGCGGTACAGAAAATACCGATTAATCCTGAAGAGGACCGGATCGGTTGGAAGTTACAAGCTTGGGAGATCCAGTTCAAGCTTGACACCAGAATCCGGAGATTATTCAGTACATTGTCAAGGGATGTTAAGGATAACTTTTATCAGACCATTATATTGAATGAGTACATCCCTCACGTACCATTTTACCAGCAACTGGTTTATCTCCTTGCCGATGCAGATGAGGCGTTGTATGGCGGAGCAGCGGGAGGAGGGAAGAGTGATGCAATACTAATGGACAGTCTGCAATATGCGGATTTCCCCAGCTTTGCATCCTTGATAATACGCAGAACCTATACTGATCTTGCCCTGGAAGGAGCGTTAATGGACAGAGCCCATGATTGGCTTGACCCTACTGATGCTCATTGGCGAGAAGCAAAGAAGAGGTGGGAGTTCCCCAGCGGTGCCAGACTTGCGTTCCGGTATATGGACAACGAACGGGATGTAAAACGTATTCAGGGTACGGATTATCATGTAATAAGCGTTGACGAATTGACTCAACTCCCTAAGCAGTGGTGGCAGTTCCTATCAAGGAGTAAGCGGAGGGATGCAGGCGACCCAATACCATTAAAGAAACGAGGCGGATCAAACCCCGGAGATATAGGACATGAATGGGTAAAAGCCGAGTTTGTAAATGGAGATAAACTATTCATACCCTCAACGTGGAGAGATAATCCCTTCATAGACCAAGTTGAATATAAACGCAGTTTGGATGAACTTGACCATATTACCCGTCAACAGCTTAAATACGGTAACTGGGATGTTAACCTCCAGGGAGGACTGTTCAAGCGGACATGGTTCCAGATAGTGGAAGACGTGCCAATTAAACTGCGAAAAATAAGGTTCTGGGATTTAGCAGCAACAGCAGCGGAAAAGGGTAAAGACCCGGATTACACGGCGGGATTGTTGCTTGGAGTGGATGCGAATAATATATGTTACATACTGGACGTGCTAAGACTACGTGATACTCCCCTTGAGGTGGAGAAATTAATTCTTCAAACAGCTCTGGCAGACGGAACGGAAACCGCTATACGAATAGAGCAAGAAGGCGGAGCTACTGGTAAATTCGTTATTGAGGACTTCCGGCGGAAATTAATGGGATATAATTATGATGGTGAACCAGCTAACCGTAAAAAGTATGAAAGAGCAAAACCGGTCAGTAGTTACGCAGAAGCTGGTAATATCAAGATTTTGAAGGATAACAATGTACGGAGATGGAATACTGCTCTCCTTGACGAACTGGAGAGTTTTCCCACGGATGGAATACATGATGACCAGGTGGATGCTTTGAGCGGAGCTTTCATGCATCTAAGCAGTATCCGGGGAAACCCATACACCCGGAGTGATAAACGTTATTTAACTTACCAGAAACAGAAAAGGCGAGTAACACGGAGGATTGGTTAAATTATGAGTATAATAGGAAGGATTAAGTCAGCTTTCGGTGCAACATCTGACTTTTTCATGAAAAGAAGCAGAAAGCCCAATCGTACTAATAAGACCCTATTAGACCGGGTATATAGTAGTGAGTATCACGAATACCATGGATTCCGGGAGTTCCGTGAAATGTTATCCGATCCTCAAGTAAAGGTAGGATATTTAACGCTGGTTCAGTTTCTTCTTAGCAGAGAGGTAATTGTAACCAGTGCAAGCGACGACCCCGGAGATGTAGAGGCACGTCAATTCGTTGAAGATGCCCTTAAAGGAACGAAAACTCCGTTCAGAACTATAATGAAGAATATTTACACCGCTATTCCATACGGATTTAGTGCATCGGAAATAGTGTATAAAATTGATGAAAACGGGTTGATTAGTATAGATGACTTTTATCCAATCCACCGTGCCACTTTAGACCATGATGACGCATTTGTCTTCGATGATAATGATAATCTTACCCATATAAGGCAAAGAATCAATTACGGACTTGAAGAGCCAATCCCCATTGAAAAGGTACTGTTATTTAGTTACGACAGTGAATTTAACGACCCAGAAGGTAACAGCATACTTGAAGAACTGTATGACACCGTCTTCATCAAATCGCAAGTATTAAAATGGTTAGCGGTTTATTTACAAAAGCATGAATCCCCTACATTAGTAGGAAAAGTGTCCGATCCTACGTATAAGGACGACATGAGGGAGCAGATGGAGGATGTTGAGGAAGGTAGGACCCAGATTACTATTGGAAAGGAAGATGAGGTATTTGTCCTGGAATCCTCGCACAGAGGGGAAGCTTTCTTTAACAGCATTAAATATCATGATGACGTGATATTCCGCCGATTCTTCCTTGGTACACTACTATTCGGTCAAGCCTCCGGTGGAGGTGCGTATGCTCAGAGTCAGACGCAGTTCGATGTAACTAAGCTGGTATTGGACGGTATTAACAAGGACATCAGTACCAGTATCCAAGAGAAAACGGATAACTTGGTGAAACTGAATTATTCGGTTGCTAAACCTCCTAAAATAAGTTTCACTCCCTTTGAGGATAAGGATATTGTAAGGTTATTAGAAATGCTTAAACCATACGTGGACAATTTAACAGTTGACGCTGACGCAGAATGGTTTAAAGAACTGATAAGTCAGGCTGTCGAGGAACTGTCCGGAGTTAAAGTAGATAAAGCGAAGATAACCAGGGAATTTACTCCATCGGGTAGTATGGAGCAGATCCCCGGAAGTGAAACCAGTCCACTTGAAGAGGAACTGAAAGCATTACTTCCATGAAGAGCTGACCAGGTTGGTAGGTTGAATGGCAACAGCCGAAGAATTGTTACTGGCTCAAAAACTTAGTGAATTAAACGCAGAGCAAGTAAGACAAGTGATGAATGACATCGCGGTAGATGTAGAGCGGTTAACACGTAATAGTAAGGATATCGATGAATGGTTATCCAGATTAAGCGGATATAGTACAGTAAATCCGTTTACTATTGGACAGGCATCAGACCAGACAATACTTCTACTCCAAAACATACTAAGAGGGGTAGAGCTGGTCGGATTGCCTGCGGGAGGTCATCAGGAATTGGTTAGGAAAGTAATAGCAGAGAATACGATGCATTACGTTACTAAAATGGGAGAGGACATGAAACAGCAGCTTAGGAATATAGCACTTGAGGGGTATAATCAAAAGCTATCTCCGTACGAGCTGGGTAAAAAAATGGCAAAGGAAGTTGATACTCTTAGTAACACCAGAGCCCAAGTAATAGCACGGACTGAAACCATGAGGGCGAATATCCTTGCTGATTGGGCGAACAATAAATATTATCAACACGGTCGGAGCATGGTTATGATTTTAGACCCTCATGCTTGCCCGATTTGCGTTAAACGGTTTATAAATAAAGTATTCAGTATAGACGATAAAAGTCAATTGCCACCAGTACACCCTCGGTGCCGTTGTGGTCCACATTTTAGTCAGACTCCCCCTCAGCGTACTAATGTATATGATTTTTTCCCGGATTATCGGCGTTAATTAAGCATGGAGGCTTGGTAAATGTATGAATGAGAAAGAACCAGTTACTGGAACTATTTGGGCTGAGGGAATCCACGGTATTTGGGTGGATAAGGAGCCTAAGCAAGTTAAGGTAACGGATAAAAGTATTAAAAAGACGTTTGATACGTTACAGCAGAATTTACCGATCCCTATTGGCATAGACCATTTAGAGGATGAAATTCTTAATAAAAACCCTATTTTAAAGAAGCTTGACCTTCTTAACGTGGGAACATTAAATAGCGTAAAGCTAACGGATAACGGTATTGAAGTTGAAGAGGCAGTAATAGAAAACCCTGCGGTTATGGAATTATATGCCACGGGGCAATTACCCAGTTTCAGCATCGTTTCAGACATATATACCCGTGATTGTCCGGAGCTTTCCGTTGATTACCTTGAAGAATACAGCGATATTAAACGGGTTGACTTTGTAGAACGTGGAGGCTGTCAGTCTTGTAAGGTTAATCAGCCTCAAGTAGTAAATGCAAGATCAATTGTAGATTTTGAAGGAGATGATACTGTGAAAGATGAAAAGAAGAAAGGCGAATCCCAGGATTCAGACGTTAGTGCCATAATTGCGAGGTTGGATAAGATAGAAGAGCGAATAACAGCTCTGGTGGAAGAAATTAAAACTAATGCCCTCAAGGCAGAAGAAGCTGAAAAAGAAGATGAAGGAGAAGCTACCAAAACTGGTGAAGCAAAAGACCCCTCTCTGGAAAAGCTTGAGAAAGAAATGGAAGAAATTAAAACTAATGCCCTCAAGGCAGAAGCAAAAGCTGTCGTTAAAGGATATCTTAACGAAGGCAAAATTGCCCCGAAACAAGTTGAACAGCACGAAGCTCTGGCATTCAGCAACCCAGACGGGTATAAAGAATTAATGACTGATGCCCCGGTAATTATAGACATGACCAAGCAAAGCAAAAAAGATGCTGAAGCTGAAAAAGCAGATAAAGATGACGATACCAGTTACAAGGCATATCAAAAAGCTACTGGGCAATTAGATGAAAAAGAATAAACCATAACTGGAGGAATGATAGATTATGGCAGAATTACGCAGATTTGGACGTTTCGGTCCAAGAATAACTTTCAAGTGTAACGAAGGAAATATCACCATTGGCACCCTCAACCGTGCTACTGGGGATATGGAAGGACCTGTCTTTGCCTCTCCAATTGCAGATAAAGATTGGGTTAAACTCACCGGAAATATGACTATAAGCAAGTGTGCTGCGTCTGATCCGGAAGTGTTAGGACAGGTAGTAGGAACTCCTGAATTTAAAGGACAGGAACCCGTTGAAGCTGTAAACTGGGGAAGTTACGAACCCCGAAGAGTAACGGTTGAATTAATGGGTAGTAAAGTAGAAATGGTACAGCTTGAAGCTAATAACAGTCTAATAGGATACGGCGACAGCGTAGCGGTAGGGGCATCCACGGCTCAATGTTGGGATTTAGACAGCACAGCTAACCATACTTACGTACTATCTGGTGCTGCTCTAAACGCTGGTACTAAAATACCCGTCCTTTTCGGATATTACGGAGCTTTCTAATTAAATTTAAGGAGGATTGATAGATAATGCAAACTTTATCCGCAGATTTCCTATTAAGAAAACACAATCTGGAATATTACTTAACAGAGCAGATTAATCCAAAGCTTTTCTTTATTAATGCTTTACCTACTGCTATAACAGAAACCGGTGAGTTCCCTACCGTTTTAACTGGGAAAACCATTACGGAGGATTTAGCTGACGGAACTACCAGCGAACCATTAGATACCGCAGAAGCTTCAGAACTAACTGAAATAGACATTTCACCTATCAACGCTCAGCTTGGAAGGACTAATATCGTTGGATACAAGTTCAAATACAGCGATAAGTTCCTTAAACGCAGCGACGCCGATGCTCGGCTACAAGTAGCTCTGGCAAAGATGGTCGGTGGAATAAGCATTAAAATAAACAATACCATCCTAACTGGAATGGTAGGTGCCGCCGCAGGCACGGTTCCTAACGACCTTTCCGATTGGGATGCCACAGCAGATCCACGTGCTGATTTCATTAAACTGCGAAAAGAGTTCCGTAACAACGGTGCTTTCCAGCTAAATAAAGTATTCCTCGGTGAAGACAGGTTTGTAACCCTTGAAGAATACTACATGAGCATGGATTACCCATTCGACAGCAATATGATTAACGTTGACGGAACCAGCGTCCAGAACTGTTTTGAAGGTCTTGACGGTACCGGTGCCGAGTTTATAGGGTACGATGTAAATATCCCTCCGGGTATAGTGGAGAAATACTTAAACCCAGATTTCAGCGTCATAACTAAGACCACGATGAACGCTAAGCCAAGAGAACGTGAAAACATCCCAGATGCAATCATAAATGTTAACCAGTTCAGAGATACCGAACATCCCTACGACTGGGGATATGACGTATGGGCTGAACTTGGATACGCAAGTCTGGAACCCACCGCTCTTATTAAAGGAACATTCTAATTAGGAGGTGCTTAATTTGACATTAAGCAAAAACTACGTTGAAACCAGGAGAAGTAAGGGAGGGGTTATGAAAGGACTCTTCGATCTTATCGAGGAAGTTGACGGCAGAGTCGAAGACGTTGAAGCCGGTATCGAGGAAGTTGACGGCAGAGTCGAAGACGTTGAAGCCGGAGTTGTAGCAGCCGACAGTATAAGCGTAACTGAATTAAAAGTAGTTGAGCGAGAGGTAGATATCGCTGCCGAAGCTTTAACTGGTACCGTTACCACGGCTGCCGATATCGACGGGATGATACTCGGAGCTTTTCCTAAAGAGGATATCGAAAATGCTATCGAGGAGGTAACTTTTGATCCGGAAACCGGAGCAATAACTGTTACCTTGACCGCTGCTCAGAGTGCCGGTACCCCCGGAGTGGTTGCTGTAACTGTCCTCCAAGCATAGAGAGGTAGTTTTACCTTCCAGGGAATTTCAGTTTAAAATCCCTTGAATATCTGGTGGAATTACAGCATAACTCCACCAGGTCTTTGCTTTTTTAGGATGAGTCCGGAGGATAGAGGTGTGAAAATTGACGTATAAATACGGATTGACGGAAACAGTCTTGGTTAGACTGGGATTATTAGGACAAACACCTGCCAATGACCTCGTTGAAACAGCTCTGAAAAGTGCTGACGTATTTGTTGACGGGAAATTACGTAAAGCCCGATTAGATGTGCCAGAGAATCCGCCTTACCCGGAGGATCTGATTGAAGCAGCGAACTATTACGCTACTGCCGAGGCGTTACAGCCTCTCTTTAATACAGCAGAAGAATACAGCGAAAATGTTAGTTACTACATGGAACGTGCTAAGGAGTTCCTTAGTGATTACATTGACATTGAAGTCCAGCTTCAAGTAGAAGCGGAAACCAGGGATGATCTTAACCCGTATAGTAGTAGTAAAACTCCAAATAGGATAGGACGGGTTTATAGATGGCGATAGAAACAGTAATTACGAGTGATGCTTTACTAAAAGCAATTCAAAGCAAGAAGGAAGGACTCCCAGAAAGGTTTTCCCAAGCACGGGATAGAATAGGGTCAACCTTACAGCAGTACAGCCGTAACGAGGCACCATTCATTACTCACAATCTGCAACGGGCAATTCACATTGATAACCCGGACAGTACCAGCGTCAGAGTCTTTCCAGATGACCATACCGCACCCTACGCTCTTTTCGTTATATTGGGTCATAAAACCCGACCAAGACGTAGTAGTCCGGAGATAACGCACCAAGGACGGGGAGTAGGTATGAAAAAAGGACAGAGATGGGTAACTGGTAATCCATTCTTTGACCGTGCTGAAAGGAAGGCGAAGCCAAGAATAGACCGGGAGGTTGCTAAACTTGCCAGATGGTTATCTTCATGAAATATATCAACGAATAGAGGACGCTAACTCAGAACTTACATCCCTCCTGGAAGGAACGGGATATTTCAATCAAGTTCTGCGTGGTTATCCGGAAAACATTACCATATACCAAGGAACAGTAGCAACGTCCTATATGGTAGGATTAGGTTTTGAACATACAATGGGCAGACGAAATTACCCTAAAAACGTGGGAACCATAATAGGAATTATTACCAGAGGCACCGTAACCGAGGCTCATGATGAAATTGTCAGCATCAGTTTACATCTATTGGAGAAATTCCTTGATTCGGAGGAGTGGATAACTATTAACGGCAAGGTAAGGGATACTGAAATTAATGATTTTGCTATTTATCCAGAAAAAGCAGGGAATGTAGCAATTACTACCGCTATAATGGATTTACAGCATGGAATTGACTGGAGAGGTGTATGAACACTATATATAGGAGATGATAGATTATGGCAAAAACAAGATATGTTGGATTTAAACAAGAATCAGCGTATGGAACGGAGGCAACGGGGTCAACCTATGACATTGACGTTGCCAGTATGGGATTAGATGTGCCGGATGACCCGAACATTGCATTACCTACTTTAAATAGGTTCCAAGCACGTCATATTCCCGGATATTACGCTCCATCCGGGCAAATGGAATACCCGATGGATATTCACACAATCGGCTGGTTCTTGAAGTTCCTTCTTGGAGGTTACGAATATACTGCTGGAGTTGACCCCGATCCGAATGTTCACGAATTTTATAGTATGCCGGGATATGATCTTCCCAGCTTTACGTGTAGGGTAGGAAAGGACACCTTCGAGCATGTATTCCTTGGAACCGTGATAGATAAGATGAACTTAACCATTGAAAACGAGTTAGCTACCATTCAAGCCGATATGTTTGCCCAGAAGGATAAACATACCACTTTAAGGACAAGTTTAAACGAACCAGACCCAGACCTGTATCCTATGGCATTTTACAATGCCGGGTTAACCATTGGAGGAAGTGATGTATCGGCAGATGTTAAGTCATTCAGCTTTGATTACGGTAATGGAGTAAGTATCGAAGACGGACAAGGATTAGGAAGCAGATTCCCGTATTATATTAAGGCAGCTACTGGAGAGGCTGGAATTGGGATAAAATTATACGATGACAGCTTGGATTTGGTGCAAGATTACTGGGGAGATACCGCCGGTCCTTCTAAATCACCACAGACTCCAATAGAAATGGTCGCTACCTTTGAATCCGGAACATTCGGCACCATGACCTTAACCTTCCCCTCTACATACTATAAAAAAGTGCCAACAGAGATTACAGGTTCAGATCCAAGAATACCTGATTTAAGCGTTGGAGTGGAGGCAGCTACTGTAACTCTTGAAGATGCTGTAACAGAGGTATTCACTCCGGTATATATTAAGCTGGAAAACTTTGAAACTAAATATGTGGTAGTATAAAATCAAATGTCCATTTTTTATTTATCCCTTTTATTTTCTGGGATAAATTAACCATTTTTTAGACCCGTAAAACCGTATGAGGTGATTTATTATGAATAATGAAGAACTGTTGAATGAATTAATAAACGGCAAGGAAAACGTAACCGAATTTATGATTGAAGGATTATCAGCACCTTTAAAACTCCGACCCTTAACCAGCGGGGAAATCCTCACATTACAGAAAATAGAGAAAAAAGGACAAAAAGCAAGTATTAAGCTGGAAAAGGACGCAAAAGGAGGCAGCCGTAAATTTAGGGAACGGGTTAAGAAGGAGATGCAGAGAATAGACAGCGAACTTGATTACGGTGTACTCCGGGAAGGGATGGCACGGACTAAATATAAAGCTATCAGCCTCAGTGCCGAGGTTCCTGAAGAAAAGGTTGAACGTATGCCTAACTACATGGTGGAGGATATTTTCCTTAAAGTAGTGGAAATCAGTAAAATAACCGAAGACGACTTGGATCTACTGGCAGACTTTCGCGAAGAGTGAAGAGGGGTTGGTATTCGCTGGAGTTATCTTTAACGGTAGTCCATTAGGCAATTACAGTGATTTAACAGAAAAGCAAAGAACATTCCTTGAAATTGCGTATGTGGAATATACCAATGATAACCGTAAATTCTTAGCAAGACTGATGGGAGGGGAAGTAGCGGATGACCCCTCTGGTAGTAGTGTAAGGCGGGAAGGATTAAGGAGATTGAAACATCCGGATGAAGTAACTAAAAAGACGTAGAAGTGGTAAAAAGCATGGCTCTGACAGAAATTATAATAAAACTGGTTGACCGTGCCAGTAAAGAACTGGACACTATCGGCAATATCGCGGAAAAAAACTTTAGTAGAGTTGCGAGTAGTGCTGACATAGCAAGTTCCGCAGAAGATGAGGTTGCGAGTAGTGCCAGCGGTATCCAGAAAGTGATTAACTCCATTAATGGGGATGCTATTGAAAATATAGCTCCAAGTGGAGATATCGCTGCCAACGGGTTACATAAAGTCGGAGCTGCTGCCACAGAAGCAAGTACCGTTGCTGGAAGTGCTGCTCAACATATAAGTACCATGTTCTCATCCGCTGGTAACGTGGTAAGCGGAGCGTTCACCAAGATGAAATCCGTTGCCGTGAGTGCTGGTCAAAGCATAAGGAGCAGTTTACAAGCAGCAGCGGATAAAGCTGATGGATTGAGCGGAGCTATTACTGGAGTTATTTCCGGATTCGGTTTAATGACGATAGTGGGTAATGCTTGGGGAGGATCTACTCAACGACAATTCAACGAAGCATATCTATCTACGGTTATGACCAAAAACGAAACGAAAAAGTATTTGGACATAATCAGCCAGATAGTAGCAGCCGTTCCCGGTGATGACACCTATATGAATGCCCTCCTAACTGGTGCTTTAGCAAGACAATCCTCTCTAACTACCGATCAATTAAAGCTACTGGGAGAGGCAGCCTCACGGTATATAACCATTTCATCCCAGACTATGGGAGGTATAACGGCAGAATATGAACGTGAGATTAAGGATTATATTCTAACTGGAAATACCGGGTTGATGGAGCGGGATGGGCTGCTTAAAAACCAGATGGGAGTAATGAAAGGACAGGAAACCGTTGAAGACCGAATTGTGGCATTAAATCAAGCTTTAACTAATGAAGGTTATCAGCAAATTGATTTAAACAGCCTCGCTTCTACTAAATGGGAAGAAATAAAGGGAAAAATCCAATCAGCAACCACAGAAATCGGTTCAAGGTTCCTCCCGTATATTCAATCTGCCTTGGAATGGTTTATTGACTTAGATACCAAGACCGGGGGATGGAGTAGTAACTTAGTAGTTATAGCAGGAGTGGGAGTAGCTATTGCTGCCAGTATTGGATTAATAGCTGGTCCGCTCGGAAGTGCTATTGACGGAGTTAATAACCTTCAACGTGGTATTCGGGGAGTTGAAAGTGCCAGTGGCAAGATGGGTACTATTGGTAATTTCTTCAATACTATTGGAAGTAAAGCAAAAGACGCAGCATCCGGGGTTTATCAGTTTATCGCAAGCCGATACGCTGAGAGTACAGCAAATTCAACCGCTAATGCTACGGAAAACACCAGTATCTTGACGAAGGCACGGAGTACAATATCCACGGTTGCCCATACAGTTGCCGAGTCAGCAAGAGCCGGCGTTTTATGGTTAGTTTCAGCAGCACAAACTGCCCTTAATGCTGTTATGTCTGCAAATCCAATAGCTATTGTGATTTTAGCAATAGTCGGGTTAATAGCGTTACTTGCATTACTGTATAATCGTAATGAAACCGTAAGAAAAGCTGTTGACTGGTTATGGAAGTCATTACAACAGCTCGGTGCTTATATCATGGGAGGCTTGATGTCCGCTTGGAATGCAATAGCTCCTGCCATACAACCAGTTATTGATGCTGTAATGGCATTATGGCATTGGATTACAGGTAACAGTCCGGGTTTAATACCCGCTCTTACCGAGCTGGGCGAATTGGTATTTAATGTATTTGGTTTGATATTTCAAACCGTTGCCGGGGTAATCGGGGCAATAATCGGTCATTTCATGCGGGTTTTCGGCATATTAACGGAGTTAATCGCTGGGAATATTAGTTTCAGTCAAGCAATCCAAATGATTTGGGGAAGCATGAAAGTAATGTTAATAGGCATATTACAGAACATTCTTGCCGGGATAGGAGGATGGATAATAAATTTAACCGTCCAAGCAACTCAAGCAGGATTAGGATTTGTAACTAACCTTTTAATGTTTTATATAACCCTACCAGCACGGGTAGCGGTTTATCTGTCCTATGTCATCCAACGGGGCATAACCTTTGCTAATCAACTCTGGGCAAAAGCACAAGAAGCTGGACGTAGATTCGTTTCTGGACTGATCCAGATGATAAGCCAAGCACCTGGTAAAGTCGGGTCGGAGTTAATGCGTATTGTGGATAAAATAATGAGCTTCGGCGGAGAGCTGTATAATAAGGCAAAAGACCTTGGTAACAGGATTAAAGACGGGTTGATGAATGCTCTTGGAATAGCGAGTCCGGGGTATATGTTCTATGCCATTAGTGATGAAATGGACAGGATAGAAGACAAATTAACCAGTAGTCAGGATGTATTAGGAGGAACCGCTGGAGATCTTGGGGATGCAATAGTAGCGGGTATGGGAACTCCGCAAGTAAGCGGAGAGGTTAACCTAAATGCCCCCGATGCAACCAGCACGGTTCTAATGGGAAACACCGTAACCAATACCTTAACCAGAATGGGAACCACAGTATCTCAGAGTATGGGTGCTATGGTACAGACTACTACCTCATCCCTGGCTTCAATGAATAATAATACACTATCCGCTTATGAAAGCATGAGAAATACCACACAATCCGCCTACACTACCTTGACAGAAACTAATAAAACTGCCTTTAACAGTATAATACAAACCACAGCAGGAGGATTAGCAAATGTCCGTTCCGCAACAGTTAAAGAGGTAGGTAACGTCCGGAATAGCTGGAGTGGAATGCAAAATGCCTTAGTAGAAAGTGCCAGTACAATACGGGGAAGAGTAACCAGCGAAATAAGCAGACTTACAAGTAATATGGCTACCTTCTGGCACCGTATAAGCAACCCCTCCCGGTTAGTTGCCGGCGGATATGCTGGACATCCCAGTCTATCACGTGGAGGAGGTTATGCTGGTCCAAGTCTTAATCCATTTGACGATGATGAATTAATGAGATTATTCCCACAGATGGATTGTAGGCATGGCTGTTATGCTGGTGGATGGACATACAGTACGCCGTGGGTAAATAGTGCCAATGACTCAATTTATAAATGGACTCCAAGCTTCGGCAGTTACGGCAGTCTGGGATTAACAGTAGGCGACTTTAAATCAACCAGCTTCCCAATGAAAGGAAGTATGCGGTTATTTGAGCTTCTGGCTGAACAATTAATAGGACCTACTGGTTACGACTTCTATTACAACGGAAGATATAGTAACGCTGAAGCTCTGGCAAGAGGCAGATTTAACTGCTGGGATGGTGCCGAAATCCTTGTAAGTCTGGCTCAGGCATTGGGTATTCCCGCTCGGATGATTCACGGGCAGTGGGGAAATGTTGGTCACATGGCAGCACTGGTTAACGGAGTCATTTTCGATACCACGCAACGACAAAACCGTGGTGTATGGAGAGGCAGCCAAGGAGTAAGTTTCGGACCAGGTCACGGTGGAGCGGGAGAAGATAGTGATATTAAGGAATTAAACCTCAATTTATTAGTGGATTTAAAGAACGTGCCTTCGGGTAATAGCGATGAAACAATTGCGGATATGGTAGCTGATAGCGTAAAAGAGCGTAAAGTGTTAACCGCTATTAAAGAGGGTCTTGGAATGACTGTTAATCGTGTTAAAAGAGCAAGGGGAGTGTGAATAGTGGTTGAAACGTATGAGGTTAATCCCAGTTCGTGGTTAATTGAAGGAAATATCATTGGAAGTGAGTTAGGATTGCTACAAGAAAATGATATTTTTAAACTTAATAACACGGAATTATTAACTGAAAACCAGCGAAAAGTAAATGTTGACTTAACTGGTATAACAGCTTACAGCTCTCAGTCCAGTCATAGCTTAACACGGGATACAGACGTTTTTAAGAATATTCCGGGCAGTGCTAAGCTGGTTAGTACATATACTGGAGGTTATCAGGACTTATACCTCATTATAGGCAGTCCGGGAGATATAGCTGTATCGCCTAATGAATATTATTATGCAGAGGCGTATTTACAGACAATAGGGGATAATTATTACGTGGATATGTATATTGATTGGTATAATGCTTCTGAAGTGTTTATAAGTAGCTCATCAGTTAGCGGTAAAGTATTTTTTGAAGATGAGTTCACTAAAAACCAAGTTCTGGCACAGGCTCCCGGAACCGCTGCGAGTGCCATAATAATCTTTTTAATGGAAGATATGAATAATGGTACTGGTTTATACTATGATGCAGGGAGTTTCGGGGATTTCAGCTTAGGAAACGTTGGATTGGGAACTCCAGAGGTAATTAACGAAGAAACACTTAACGTAATAGAATTAACCTACGGAGGCAGCTAACCATGCCAGAACAGACCAAGTTCGTTACTAATATCTGGCAAGGCGGAGGAGATACCTACCGGGATTGGGTAGATCTGAATAGGTTAAGTGCCAATGACGGATTATATTCACGTTGTGGTGCTAATATAATAGCTTCGGCATCCGGTACACGAAGTAAACCCTCTGTCCTTGCGGGTAATACTTGTGCCTTTAATATTCACTTGAATGCCCGGATAGACTATATTATAGCACAAATTGAAACTTACGTTAAAAACCCTACCGGCGGATGTACTGGACTTATTAACATCCCTTACGTAGATTTTTTCCTTTACTATGCTAATGGCGGAGCTAACAGCTCTACTAAAAGGTATGGGGCAAGTGTTCCGTGTTCAGCGGTAACTTGGAACCGTGTTTGGTATTTAAGCGAAATTCCAAACTGTAAACCCGTCCATGTTAATAGTGCCAGTTTCGGTGCGAATATTAGTGCTGGTAGAAACGTGTCGTCTAATCCTGGTTATATGTATATAGATTACATCGCCTTGATAGTGGGATGGACAGAACCAACATACTCCCTGAACGCTACCATTACATCAAGCGTAGTAGTAGGTGAGTACGTTTATTACAGCATTACTTTAAACAATACCAACGGTGTCCACCAAGGATATAATATTCCTGTTTCTATACCCATACCAAGCGGATTAAGTTACGTATCCCAAAGCGGAAATGGTACGTATAATACTGGAACTGGTAAATGGGATGCCGTTCTATCCGGAGGCAGTGCTACATTAAATCTGGTTTTACAAGCAACCAGCACCGGAAACAAGACCGTAACCGGCACAGTTGACTACACAGGCACCAATATATCTAAAACTGTTAACGTCCTGGCACCTTCTTACGTTTTAACCAGTAATAACCCCGAATTTGCGGATGAAGCGACTAACTTCGTGTATAACTTAACTATTGAAACTAATAGTAGCACGGAAACCAGTAAGAACGTTACTATTCCCGTGCCAGATGGATGTAGTTACGTCAGTTACACCGGAGATGGTACTTATACATCTGGGACAGGAGTATGGGCTGCCAGTTTCACAGACCAAGAAGCCTCAATAGCAATAACTTTCCTTGCCCAAACTGCCGGAGAAACCAGTATAACGGCAACAGTTGAGGGAGGGGCACCGGTAGATACCAGTTACATAACCATACTTGAAACTGATGTAACAATACCATTTTCAGTAGATTATTCTGTGCCTGATTCAGTTTTAACTTATTTAAGTGATGCGGAGGCGTATGCGTTAAGCTGGTACTGTAAAGTAGCGGATACCAGCTTAACGTCAGTTTATACTGGAGAAAAGAACCATAAAATAGGAGTTTTACAAGACGCAGTTGAAACATTGTCCGATCGTCCAACCCTCCTTGATACGTGGACACGTTGCGGTGTTGACTTTATTCATGACGTTGAAGCTGAATTAATGCTCCGTTTATATGGTCAATACCTTGAAATAAGTCCTTCAACCAGCACGACCAGTTTTGCGGGATTCCGGTTATCCAGCGGTACAGAAATAATTTATATAGCTGCAGGAACGGTATTTGATTACCCAGATAATCTTATAGGCAATGGAGATTATGCCTTAGCAAGTATTCCAGCAAATGCCTCATCTTTACCTATTCGGTTTAACGACATTAATTGGGCAGGTAGGGATGAAGATCCGAATTTAATAGTAAAAGGATTTGCGATAGAGGCAGATTACCAAGTTGAAGCTGAAACTACGATAATAACGGAAGTAACTATAAACGATATTACTAAAAGCAAGAGTTTCGTATTTCAAGCTGGAGATGGTACCGCTATCTTTGGAGGTAGTGATGATAATTGGGAATTTGGCAGTGAGGACATCCTTTCTTCGGCTTTTGAGTTCACTATGGAGTTCATGAACAATACTGCTTTTCTCAATGATGTGATGATTAAAAACGTGAGAGTAGTATTATTCACGCAATATGACTCTACCTTCGGCAATCCCGGCTTCACATTGGACGGGGTTCACAGTAAGAACTATGATATTTTCCTCGTTCAGGATATTGATAAAGATGAGGGAGGGAAAATAGAAAATAGGACGTTAGACCTTACAGGCAGTGATGGGATATTTATAGTGGGAACGGACATTAAAGAAAAGGAATTAACCCTTAAATTTAAAATAACAGGAGATGACTTGGAAGATGCTCAAGACAGGGTAAATTCAGCGGTAGCTTGGATGAGTCCTATTAGAAACAGCGTTAATATGCCCGTTACTAAAGATTTGGTTTTTGACTGGGATGACGATAAAACGTATAAAGTAGTATTAGACGATGTAGTCCAGACAAAAATGGATATAGCAACCTATGAATGCACGGTTAAGTTTCTTATACCATCTGGCGTAGCTTTATCTGACATTATCACAAGTGGAAACGTAGGCACCAATAGCGGTATTATCAGCAGCAAACCAGTAATAACCGCTACTGTAACCGCAACCGGAGCGTATTTAGAACTGGTTGAAAGCGAAACTGGGCAAAGATTAATAATCCGTGAAACCAGCATACCAGTCGGCACGGTTCTTACCATAGACGTAGAGAACAAGACAATTACCGGTAGTGATGAAAATACGTATCAGGACAGCGTTTCCCTGGATAGCACTTGGCCTCTGCTTGTTAATAATTTTGACTTCCGTGATAGTGTTGGAATGGTAATTAATTCCGTTGTTTACAGAGAGGGGTATTAAAAGCATGGTAGTGGAAGTTAGCAAAAAACAAGAATTGGAGTTAGCAGTTCTCACTCCTGAAGAGGAGCTTTTAGGATATCTGAATCCCGACCTGGTTGAGTTAACGGAAGTGGAGGAACTTGGAGGATTAAGAAGCATAGACATTACATATCCATTAGTAGTTAAAGAAACGGATAATGTCCTCCCAATTATAAAAGGAGATGACCGTGTCCTTGAAATAACTGTAAATGGAGCTGGATCGGGGTTAACTGATGGAATAGCAGAAGTTACAATTTCGCATGAAATCGGTATGGCTTCTGATTTTAGCAATATAACCGTGTTATATGCGGATGATACCGAAGTTGAGTACTCTTTAATCCATAAAACTGATAATGACAACATTAAATTAGCATTATCAATGGATATTCCTGCCTCTGGTAGCACTACAACTCTTTATTGTATTTGGGGTGCGGGGATTTCCTTTAATCCGACAGCTACTCCTAACTATGCTTATTTTGATGATTTTGAGGACGGGTTATATACTGGGAGGAGTAGTCCTTATCTCAATTGGACGGTACGTAATGGTATTGGTTCTATTACTTCTAGGGATAAAATAAACGGGGTTTACAGTTTAAAGCATTATGGTAATAGTGTAGATACTCATGACACAGTGATGACCTTTCCATTCAGCGATACGTCCTATACGGTGCGTTTGAACGTTAAATTGCAAACAAAAGGAAGTATGATATATACTCCCTATATCATTGTATGGGTGCTTAGATATACTGATGTTAATAACTGGGTAAGAGTAGATACTTATTGGGATAGTACCACTTCCAAGCAAAAGGTTCGGCTTATTAAAATGGTATCAGGTACCCATACAATAATAGAAAGCTATGATTGGCTTGGAGCGTATTTACCGGAAGGAAGCACTAACCGTTGGACAATTATAGATGAAGACGGGGATATCCGAGTATATATTGATACCACGTTAGTTCTTGATACTAGTTACACGTTTTCGGGAGGAACCAGTTATAAAGGGATAGGAGCGAATATGGATACTACGGTAGTGGTGGACACAATCGTTATTACTGGGGATAACGTATGGGGATTGATAACTACAAGCGTAGGAGAACCAGTTATTAACCAGCTAGACGTAACTGACCTCACTCCATCTATGCTGTTGCATCACGGAAATAAAATATGGCGACAAACTACTGGCAATGGTAATAGCTGTCTTTATGTTCTCCTTGAGGGCAAGGAAGTTAACCCTAAAAATAACACAATAAGTATATGTGCAGAGGAAGTTGCCACCGAATTATCAATGTTACCTCCAGTACGATTTAACACGTCCACCAGCAAAATAACCATTAATTCAGCATTCTTGACAACCTACTTTGGAGATCTGTTCACTGCCGGAGATATTACTGGAGCTCCCGCTGAATTTGCATACAACGGAACAATAGGACGAATGGCATTAATCCGTGAAATTGAAAAGCAAACAGGATGTGAATTTGAATTTGAATACAGTTACAGTAACTCCACGGGGTTAATAACACGGACAATCAACTACTTACAGCAAAAAGGAGCAACTCACACGGATAAAATTGAATTGGGATACAACGCTGACAACATAATCCTAAATACTGATGAAGGGGAGGTTGGAATAGCAGCGGCACCAGTAGGCAGTCCGAAAGACAGTGAGAAAGCTACGGTAGATACATTCCACCAAGCAAGAAAAGCGTTTGAAGACCTTGTAGTTAGTAAAACCACGGCAATACCGCTCTGGGTTACGAAAGACGAAAGTGGGAATACTGTTAACGGTCCTACCGCATACCCTCCTTATGCTAAAAGTGCTGGTCAGAATTATGTGGCATCGCCTATTGGTGAAAGTGCCGCGAATTACCGTGAGGTGAATAAGAAAGAAGGAAGCAGTACAACGGTTCCCCGGACTATTCTGTTTGAATCTTCGGAGGAAAATGCTTATAACTTGTATTGGCTTTGCGTTGATAAAATAAGAGATAAACAACATCCGAGCGTTAAATTGGATGCCCAAGTAATTGATATACAGTTATTAAGGGATTATATAGCAACATATTATAATGTAGGCGACACGGTTTACCTTCAACTGCCGGGATATAAGGAAATAGTTGAAGCGAGGGTAATGAAAACTACTAAAAACCCACGAGAACCAGGTAGCGATGATATAACTATTGGAAATTACAAGATAGACTTTTTTGCAGATTATTTTAACGCTGGAGGTATAATTATAGAACCATACAGACAAGTTTAAATAAAGACAGATATTCGTTAAAAATACGTTTATAAATTAGGCTTCAACGTCAAGGCTATGAATCGTAACCCGATGGAAGTTGAGAATGCACTCAGGCAGTACAACGCAGTCATAGTTCATTACCAAACAGGCCCCGCCGATTGCAGTGGATTCCGGTTGGATTACGGGCACTATGCATTAATTAAAAGTGTTAGCAATGGTAAATATACTATTCTTGACCCTACACGTGGCCAGTTTACTTGCCCTACCGGTGTCCTTGATAAGGCTACGAATGGTCGGAGTTTGTATTACTACACGGTGAGCTTACGGTAGTATGTTAAAAACCCCCTACCACAACATCCGCCCACTGTATGTGTCAAGGATGTTAAAGAACATCTGCCCACTCCCAATTAAGGCTAACACATATCATGGCTGCCCCTACGGGTGTGTCTACTGTAACGGGCACGTGTTGACAAAAAGTAGGAATGAACGGAGTGGTGAGCCTATCCCGTTGGGTTATATGAAGAGAACTTTCACACGGGCCTTTAATGGGACTGGTAAGGGCGAGATCCACAGAGCTATAAGGAAACGTTGGCCTGCCCAGTTAGGAGTGTTGGCAGATCCATTCCCCCCTACGGAGTCACAGGT